GGTATCCGTAACGAAGAACTGGCACGGCAGGCCCGTGTGGCTTTCGATGGCGCCTTCGCAGAGATGCAACCGAAGCTCCCGGTTATTGACCGTAACGGGCGCATCGAAATCCGCAAGAAGGACAAGGATGGCGAGCGGAATGGCGACGTCCAGCAGTCAAGCGCTTACGCCCTCTGGGCCGATATCAAGGACGCCTGCAACCCGTTCATGCTGGAGCATGGCTTCGGCATCTCGTTCCGTCCCAAGACGACTGCGGACGGCAAGATCGTTGTTACCTGCATTCTGAGCCACCGGGGCGGACACCGCGAGGAATCCGACTCGATCCCGATGCAGCATGACAGCACCGGGTCGAAGAATGCGGTTCAGGCGGTCGGCTCGTCCCTCTCCTACGGCACCCGGTACATGGGGATCATGATGCTCGGCATCGTCTCCAAAGAGCATGACGACGACGGCAACAAATCCACACCGCCTTCGGTCTTCGTCTCAGACGAACAACTGAAAGAGCTGGAACAGCTGATCAAGGAAACCGGAACCGACAAAGCCAAGTTCCTCACCTATCTCAAGGAGCCTGCGCTCGATCGCATGGCAGCCAGCAAGTTCAATTACGCCAAACAGGCCCTCGCCGCCAAGAAGGATGCATCGAAATGATCGAGCGCGACACTCTTCTGCGGATTTTCGACATCGACCTTGATGCTGGAAAGATGTTTTGGCGTGTCGCGCCGCGTACCCATCCGCGCCTGGCGGGAACGGAAGCGGGCTCAGTGCGGCGTAGCCATAGCGGCAAGCATTACTGTGTCGTGAAGATCAATGGCTTTGCACACAAGCGAGGTCATCTGATTTTCTTTCTAGCGAACGGCTTCTGGGCGAAGCCTTGCTTGGATCATATCAACGGCAACTCACTTGATGATAGCCGCCAAAACCTTCGACAGGCGACCGTCCTAGAAAATTGCTGGAACCACAAGAAACGCGCGAAAGCGAGCCCACTGCCTATGGGTGTGCGCCAGCTTCCCGATAGCGCGCGATATCAGGCCCGCATCGCTTGTCGTGGCAAATCGATCACCATCGGGACATTCGAAACCCCAGAGGAGGCGCACCTCGCCTACCTCGAAAAACGAGGAGAGTTTTATGGACAATTCGCTTAGCGCCCCGCAGGGCGGAGATGCCTGGCATGCGCAGCGCCGAGGCAAGGTCACAGCTTCGCGCGTGGCGGACGTGATCAAGAAGACCAAGTCAGGCTACTCGACTTCACGGAAGAACTATGCGGCCCAGCTGCTGTGCGAACGCCTCACCGGCAAGACGGCCGAAGGCTTTAGCAACGCTGCGATGGCTTGGGGCATTGAGAAAGAGCCGGAAGCCCGCGTGGCTTACGAGTTCATGAAGAATGCCACTGTCGAGCAGGTCAGCTTCATAGATCACCCGTCCATCGCCATGTCGGGCGCTAGCCCTGATGGTCTGGTAGGCGAAGACGGTCTGATCGAAATCAAGTGCTGCAACACCGCGACGCACCTTGAAACCCTGATGAGCGGGGATATCGATCCCGACTACATCACGCAAATCCAATGGCAGCTCGCATGTTCGGGCCGCAAGTGGTGCGATTACGTCGGGTTTGATCCCCGGCTTCCGGCCCACCTCCAGCTGTTCATCAAGCGTCTGCACCGCGACGAAAAGCGCATCGGTGAACTAGAGCGCGAGGTCGAATCCTTCCTCGCTGAAGTGGATGACACCATCGCCAAACTGGCCGCGCTCGCGCCGAAGGCGGAAGCAGCATGAGCCGCGTCGCCTTCATCCTTGGAAATCCTGCCGAGCGCGCGGAAGCGGTCGATGTATGCCGCTCTGCGCCCAGTGGGACCTACGTCGAATTCCGGGACGAGGCGTCGAAGCGCTCTGACGCGCAGAACAGATTGATGTGGCCACTTTTAAGCGAGATCGCGCGGCAGGTCGAATGGCCGGCAGGCTCAGGCATGAAGCTTTCGAGCGAAGATTGGAAGCTGATTTTCCTCGATGCGCTCGGATACGAAATGCGAATGGTCCCCGGCATCCACATGCGCGGATACGTCAACCTGGGCCGCTCGTCCTCCGCTCTCAAGGTCAAAGAGTTCAGCGACCTGATCGAGATCATCTACGCCTTTGGCGCCGAGCATTCCGTGAAATTCAAAGAGTCGAAACCCGAGGCGGAAGCGGCCTCCCGTAGCAAAGAGAGGGTGGGATGAGAGAGCGCTTATCGTGGCTAGGCCGCGCGATTGCCGCAACAGACGATTGTGAAGATGGTGATTTCGCTTCGCTGTATCAGGAAATTCTCGACACCGTGAAGGCTGACAGCGGCAACGAGCTAGCTGAACAGGTCGCCCCTATGATCCTCATGGGACTCTTCAAGGAGGCGGTCAATCGAGGCCACTTACACCTTGAAATCGGACTGGAGCTTTCGGCGCGCGGCGTCACTAATTGGGAGGATGACCCGGACTGGCACGATGTTCCAATCAGCACTGATGAAAACGACGCAAAGCTCGATTTCGACATCTGGGATGGTCAGTGCATTCCGGGGCACTTCAGCCACAAGCAAGAATGGGTTGTAGCCAGGAAAGAGAAGGTCGAAGGCGAAGACAAGTCGCACTTCCCGTGGCCGTGCAACTACTGGCTGCTGCCTGAAACATTGCCGCCTCAGCCCATGGTCAAAGTAAGGTCCTTCTACATGCGCACTGCGCGCCAGATCAGCGACGATAAGGCTGAGATGTTCGCGCGGCGCAAAGAGCGGGAGGGCGCCAAGGATGCCTGACAGCCTTCAGCTAGCGGACGCGCTGACGGACTACATCGCGCCGGGACTGCGGAGGATTGCATGAGCGTACTGAGCTGGGCCGACACCCATATCTGCGCCGCTCACAAAGGCGATGATGGCGTGATGCATGGCCACACGTGGCGCGTGCGTGCGTTCTGGAACTACACCGGGCAATCAGCGGTGGATTTGAAAGATCGCCTTGAGCGATGCAGCCGCGAACTGGATCACCGCGTTTTAGCGCACGAACTGCGCCGCGCTGAACAGCTCGCTGGATATATTGGCCGCGTCACGGAAGCGGTTCGCGTGGACGTTTGGCGCGAGCCTGAAGGCATGGGGGCAACGTGGACCCCATGACCCTCCATTACCACGGAACGCCAATCACGCCCAACGCGGTGATGCACAGCCTTGCCGGCGCGTGCTTCTGCGTGAGCCATGCGCGACCGGACCAGATCGAACTGGCCGACCGCATCGGGCAATCCGTGATGCTGGATAACGGCGCGTTCTCGAAATTCACCAAGGGCGAGCCAACCGACTGGCCGAAATTCTACGCTTGGTGCGAGCGCTGGCTCAACCGTCCGACGAACTGGGCCATCATTCCTGACGTCATCGACGCAGGCTCTCAAGAACAGGATGCGCTGATAAGGGAATGGCCGTTCGGTCAAAAGGGCTCGCCGGTCTGGCATATGGACGAGCCGATTGAGCGCCTGTTGCGCCTCGCGGATGAATGGCCGCGTGTCTGCATCGGCTCGACGGGCGATTACTGGAAGATCATGTCGCCATCATGGGAGCGGCGCATGGACGAGGCGTGGAATGCGCTTGCGCCGCGCCATCGCTTCACGCCCAACATCCACATGTTGCGCGGCATGGCGCTCAGCCTAGCGCGCTGGCCGTTTGCGAGCGTCGATAGCACGGACGTCGCGCAGAACCACAACCGTCCGCAGAACACTGCGAAGGGAATGGTTGATCGCTGGGACGCCGCACAATGCCCATCCGGTTGGACGCACGTCGCATTGCAAGGGGAGCTTGTTTCCTAATGGCCGACGATCTCCTGCCCTTCGACAAGCGCCGCGAACCGGAGTTTCCCGAGACGCACGAGCGCAAGTATCTCACGCCTAAACAGAAGGTCGCGCTGCTGACAAATCAGGGCGGACGCTGTGCGATTTGTCGTGAGAAGTGCCGCGCTTTCGAGTACGATCATGTCGTGGAATTGTGGGCCTCGGGCACCAACGATTTCAGCAACTGGCAGGCTTTGTGCCGCAACTGCCACACGACTAAATCCGGCGTCGAGGCCAAGCACCGCGCCAAGATGAACCGCCTTCGTGGCAAGGCCGGTCAGGTGAAGCGCCGCAAAGAACGCGGCTCATCGCTCATCAAGGGCCGCAACACCTTCGACCGCCCATCCCCTCTGTTCAAGCTTGTGAGGTCTGAGTCTCCTTCTAAATGGGGAAGGGCTGGGGGGAAGAAGTGGCCGAAAAGAAAGTTTGGAAGCTCTACTCGAAAGGCATCGCGATGACTGAAGTTCGCACCCGATCAAAGCCTGTCGCACCAGCGCTTAGCATAGCGCCGCGCGGCTACTGGAAGAACAAGTTTCATTCGGAGCGGGATGCTGTGTTCGGCAACGGGCATGTCAATCCGGCTGGCGAATGGTTCGCCGTGATGGAGTGGCCTTCGCGAGACGTCGCAGAGACGCGCGCAGCTCAGCACATGATCGAGTTCGCGGAGTGGACCGCCTTCTTCGGCATCACTTATCTCGGCGCAGTTTTCTTTCCTGAGGACGGCAAGAAGCCATGAGCAACGCTTACGACGACGACTTCTACGACAACGAATGGCCTGAGGGCGCTGTTGTCTGCGACCGCTGCAACGGGGATGGCACGATCGATTGCATGTGTTGCGGCGACTTCTGCTGCTGTGGCGCGAACGACGAGCTAACGTGCCCCGTCTGTCACGGCGAAGAATACATCACCAAAGAGCGCTGGGAGAAACGCGCAGCAGCACATCGCGAACTCATGGACGCGCTCTGGGGCAAGCCCGACGCAAATGGTGTGCGGACTAAGGTCTCCAGCAAAGCATCCGGCCATGATCGAGTAGAGCCCAAGCAGGAAATAAACCCCAGCAATGGGGATGAACAGCCTTGAACCCTCGCTCCTTCGCCGCACAGGTAAGACGCGCCATCGAAGCCTACACCAAGGCTACGGGCGTTGTTCCTGTTGTGGAATTTGAAGGCGGCGAGCGGTTTTCGCTACGGGCTCCGAGCGATGGCAAGACAAACGACGACGATGCGCTTAACGTCCAGAAGCAAACTGCAAGGCGATTGCATGCGCATTCACTATTTCTATCGCGAGCCGAGCGGCCAG